CGTAAATGCTCCCCATGGGGGCTATACGTTACCTTCTAAAGCAGTTAATTCTGCCTAGGAAGATAATCTCTCGTGCTGTTGATTTAGCGGTTTAGGCCTTTCTTCAGCTTCGAGAGCACCTCCTGAATTTCATTGAAATTAGGGAGGCGACTGTAGAACTCAGGGCTTGTAGCCCGGTTCTGCAGGTGCCGGTCACACACGTTTACGAGGTGTAGAACCGGTTTCGTCAGCGGGTCTCCCATAAGGACCCCGCGGCGAAGGGTGACGACTCTTATATCAGGCCCCATTTCTGGGGCGGCGTCACCTAAGTCTGCTATCAAGCCTGTGGCTTTGAAGTAGACTTGCCGGGGTTTGTAGCAGGTTTCTACTACAATACCCTGGAGCAATCTCGGGATGCCGCATTTGGTCATCCAGGGAACGCCCAGATCCTTTGCAACTTGATGTTCCAGAGAATCTGTTGCCGCTTTGTAATCCGTTGAGGATGCAAAGAGGTCTTCGAAGGTGTCGATTCGTTCGACATACCCTTCGAATGCGGACTCTTCTCTGTTTAGCACAGTGAAGAGCTCGTTTCTTTCCGGTTCACTACTTAGCGAATTGAAAAGATTCCAGCCGTGGTTTGATGCACTCATTCCCGACTGGCTGCTTCTGATTCCCTTTGCTAGGGGCTCAGAGCATAGCTTGCTAACAAGATCTAGTACGATCTTGAGGCATGCACGGGCCTTGGTAACGCTTCTCGCCTTACCCGGCTCCTTCACCACAGTGAGGAATGCTTTTCGCAATTCCACCGGTGGTGTTCGGAGAACGTGATCTAATGAGATCCAGAATATAAGTTCTCCGATCGAGTCGAAATCATCTTGGAACTTCCAAGAGACGACTCGTCCCGTATCTAGATCCCTCAAGGGGATCTGAGATGTGGGCTCAACAGAATTGATCATTTCTTTGATCTGTTCTGTTGTTCCGCCTTCTTTCCGGGTCTTTTCCCAGCAAGCGGCGGATGTGATTGTGACTCGCGCCTTTGTCGCGAGCCCAGTCACAGCTGCAACGGGTAGGTTATCTATGACCTCCTCGATTGCAAGTCTCCGAAGGGTCCGTACTGTTGCGGACTCCTTCGGGGGCTCCAGGCTAACGGTTATGAGAAAATCACGTTTTGCCTGGAGTACGACCAGATTCGGCGGTGTTCCGCAGCCCCTGGTCTGGGATAGGATACCTGCTATCAGCAGGTATTCGTACCCCTTGGCATGCTTGAGGACCTGCCAGGTCCTCCAGTATTGCCTGGACCAAACCCCGCCCTCGGGCGGTGGTTTGGTCGAGAATTCAAGGTTGCCTCTATGAGACACAAGCTTGAACCACTTCCTTGTCCACTTAAGTGTGGCATAGGATGTGCGGACGGATAGGACCCCTAGGGGTAGTTCTCCGTCGAGGAATTCATCTCCCAGTAAAAGAGATATATTCCCAAGGGTGAACATGTCGAATCTTTCCCATGTCCACACCTCGGCGGGATTTGCCAGATACCTCTGTGTAAAAATCCCGTCAACGGTCTTTAGCAGCTCTATGAGCCGCAAAGCCCGGGAGCTCCTGGGACGGGTTTTATACCCGTCCGGACCAATGACTGATTTCTCTTCTGAAACCCAGAGAGGATCAGCCGCTCCTTTTAGAAACCGGTTTATCCGGTATCGAAGGAGTCTGGCCCAGGTCGTGAATTCACTATCTGGACCAGAACACTCTTTTTGGAGTCTTACTCCCCAATGAGTGTGGCCGTAGATAACGTGAAGTTTCACGCTATCCGAGGCGATCTTATGGAACTCAATTTTGTTCCGTAAAGATCCTTCCCAGTTAGGGCCTAAGACCCGAGCTGGGAGCGGGTCTTGGAGGCGTATACCGTCTCCAGACCAGACGACTATTTCGGGGGTTTGTTCCCCACGAATGATAGCCAGAGTACGGGCCGCATGGATTAACCATGGGTCTTCGTACTTGATCCGGGTGTGGAGTTTTCTCCTCATCCGGACCTCTCCGATAGTCTCCTGTGACAGGATATTTTCGGTGTCTGACGACTCTGATCCGGAATGATCATATTCGTCATTTATGGATTCGGGATTTTCCGTCACCGAGTCCATAACATCATTCGCATCCTTTAGTAAAGATGAGAGTGATTGCGAATACGATGGGACGTTCCCCTCGTAATTCGCGCGTGTTCTGAGTTCGGATTCTCCGTTCTCATTCCACGTGATCTCCTCTACCGTGAACCCACGGGAGAGGAGTGTCTGCTGGTTCCGGGATATACTCTGGGAACCAGCCCTCGCCAAAATGAGTGCCGAAGGCACTTGCTTTGTCGAGAGGAAATGCTTTCCGACCATAAAAGGTTTTAAAGCATCC